TAACGACCTTGCAAATTTAAACGATATATACCCGAATCACAACGATACGGAATATGTCATTGATGACGAACTGAAAAGGCGCATCATTGAACATGGACCGGCATTTCGAAGTGTTTCACCATCACTAGATATAAGATCTAGTGATTTTATGGAGCGTGTTACGAGGAGTTCAAACGAGTCCGCATATTCGCAAGATTTTGTCTGCAAAGACAGATCTCGCAATTTGCCACTTGCTATGGATTTAACCTCACATTGCCCTATACATGAGTCATTTTATGCGTGGGTTTCCACGCACAGTAATGAAATTTACGTCAGCGACCTAGCAATGGGTATCGATGTCGAAAATTTCGAAGACGTGAAAGAGCGTCGATTAAATAAAAAGGGTATTTTCTTTCCACCCGACCTAACTGAGAGTTCGATTCCTTCAAGTAAGAACATTTCAGAAAAAGTCAAAACGGAAAGACCATCCCGCACCAAAAGAAGGAGCAGAAGATCTTTGAGAAATCAAATTGTCAAAGATTGTAACGCTCAAGTATTTGGAAAAGGGATTCATCCCCAGATAGGGCTAGGAACTATTGGTCTTGATGAAGATACAACTGAGTTAATTAAGACTCTTATTGAAGCATTCCGCACAGGTACTGAAGTTCATCATGTTGTAGATGAAGAAGCTACAGATACTTTACGGACCATCGGTGACAATTTTTCCCATGGCCTTAATGTCAACCACAGTCTTGACGGAATTACGTCAAGATCAGCAGAGTCAGTAGCATCAGCTATGTCCGCTCTTAGCCACAGCACTGTGAGTGTAGAGACAGATATTGGATTAAAGCGATTGTGCAGTTCCATTGCCAAACGTATGTTCGGACCTGAATCTGACGTCACAGAGTTAGCCATTTTTGTAGGAGGAGTAGTATTTTTGATTTCCTTTGCAAGAGTAAGTAAGACAAACCACAATGTCAAGATGATATGTGGGGCTATGTCTGCATTTTTGCTCTTAAGGTATTATAAAGATATCTCTCGCTTTCTTCCATGGTTTACACAAGAAGACATTTGGGACGTAGAAGATATTGATTCCGCACATGGAGACGATGATTGGGAAAGGCATGAGAACATTATCCGGCCACAAGCCGGAGCTTTCTCAACACATCCGATCGTTCACGGACTGCTAGGCTATATTTATTACAAAGCCGCAGGAAAAGGTCTAGAGACAAAAGACTTTACTAAGTTTTTGTCCTCTATTAAGGATATTTCAAAAATAAAAGATTCGCTGGAATTTTCAGCTGATTGGATATTGGAGTTAGTCCGGTTATTTTTATCTTGGATGAAAAACCAATTCAATATTGATATTGATTATGAAGGAATGTTTAAGCATCCTGAAGCAGTATCTTTTGCCAAAGACGTTGATTCACTTTTGAAAGAGTTTGATGAAGGCGCAGCAATGGATTTTGAAAATGGTAAGAGAATTCAAGAAATTATGTCAAGAGGACGGAAATTGCTCATTCAGCTTCCTAACACTAAGGAGTGTCAGGATGGAAGAGCTATGGTTTTATCGTCTATGAACTTTTTGAAACCAGTTTGTGCCTCATTAGAACGAGCGAACATTGTAGGAAATGGTCCCCGCATAGAACCTTTTGGTTTAATGTTGGGAGGACCTCCTGGAGCAGGCAAAACCACAATTGCAACATTTATGTTGATTAAAATTGCGGCCGCTTGCCTTCCAAAGACGAGTTTGCCAGCGTATTTGAGAAATCACAACGATTTTGTTTATAATCGCATTACAGAAAACGTGTTTTTCGACGGATATCACGGACAGTTTATAACTGCTTTTGATGATGTTGGACAAAACATTGATGTTGCAGGACAAAATGACAACGCCTTTATGGAAGTCATTAGAGCTATCAACAACAACAATTACAGTTTACATATGGCTCATTTAGAGGAGAAAGCTGGAACAAATTTTGTTAGCAGAATTGTTTTTGCTACTACCAATAGGCGCAGATTTCACAATTTGGCCTGTCTCTATGATGAGAAAGCTTTTACCCGAAGATGGAAATGCAAGTATTGGATGCTTGTCAAACGCGAGTATGCCACCGCTGAGACCCAGAACCTTCCAAAATGGATAAGGAAACTGGATGCTAAGAAGGTGGTGAAAGGGAATTTTGACTATGCATTCTTCTATAGACATGATATCGATTCAGGACAAAGCGATGAATCCATTGAATTAAGTGTAGAAGACGTTGTTGCCGAATGCATTGAGTCTTACAAGCATATTGACAAGCATGGAAACGACATTTTAGAAATGCACCAGCTTATTAAAGAACTTGCTGTAGCTGAAAGGTATGCTGCCGACGAAGCGGAGGCTTTGGAGAAACCCGAAACTTCAGTTTTAAATGAAAGCACAACAACTGTAGAAATGGAATCTATTGAAGAGTTCCACGACTTGCCACAGGAAGTCGCCATACATCCTCAAGTAGGAGACAGGTTTCCCTATGAAAATCATCCTTTCAATTCACAATGGAGGTATGAAGTTTCAAAAATAGGACAGATGACACCCGGTCAATGGATGGATTCGGATCCTGAAAGGAACACTCAAATTTCGGAAGTGACGTTAAAACGATTAGCAGACTTTGTAGATAGTCTGAAGTTGTCAAAATTTTCCACATCAACTTCGGAGCTCACAATTGAAGCTTACAAAATGATGTGTGATGAATACTGGACGACGTATTGCAATATATATGTAGACGTTTTTCCCGCTTTAGAGCGATATGGTAAGAGATGGTATGTCAGACAATTGACAAACACAATGTTAAAATACGGATTATCATTAACCACTATGAAGCGTATGAGACAAGCAGCGTCGAACGATGCTATGTCTGAAAATTATAAGTGTTTTTACTATGAATTCTTTGCTCTTCAGAAAGAAATTCCCGGAAAGTATTTCTGGGGTGAAATGGTGTTCGTTGGAAGCTTGAGAGCTATGATTGACACGATCAATTGGAGAGCAGTTGCTGGTTTAACCGCAGCTGTTGCTACCATAGGTCTTGGAATAAGATTATTTAAGAAAGTCGTTTGTCCCCAAAGCGACTATCCAATGAAGCAGAAAAGAGAAGCCAAGAAATCCAAGAAATCTGGAAGATCGGTGCGTCTCAGAAAAGGAGATACAAGACCACAAGGAGTATTAAACCCTAATACAGCTGCATTTGCGACAAAGGTGTTCAGAAAGAACATGTATGAATTGCGAGTGCAAGGTGTGAAATTGGGTTATCTAGTTTTTGTTAAAGGTCGAGTAGCCACTATTCCAACTCACTTTACTCACAAAATGACACAAGTCGAGGAGGACGGTCAAGATAGACCTGACGTTGTAGAAATTATACGTTGTGGTTCTCCTGAGTGCAAATATTATTTCGGTATTGGCGCTCTTAGATTTTTCGATTTTGAAGATGATTTAGATCTTTCTTTTGTTGTTTTTCCACAAACATTCCCGTGTGCCGCTGATATTAGCGAGTATTTCACAGACAACCTCTACGAGGAGCCGAACCACTTTGAAGGCTGCTTAGTAGTACCCCGCCATGGAACAATGGTGGATCATGTTGTTAGTATCAGATATATTCCAGAATTGAAGTACGCGGATTTTGTGAACGAACATATGTACAGTTATCATGTACCCACGGTAACTGGAGATTGTGGAGTTCCTTTATTTTTATGTGATCAGAGAACACAAAAACCAGTAATGCTAGGTATTCACGTTGCGGGAGATGGTGTAAGCGGTTATTCGCTGCACGTATCTCATGACAGAGTGAAACAGGTATTAGATATGGTAGGAGTTCAAGTCTCAGTGCCAATGGATTCTTCAGATGAAATTATTCCTCAAATAGGAGGGAAATTTAATGTTATTAAGAAGATGAAGGCAGCTAGAAGAGCCACAGATTCCAAGATTATCCCATCACCTTTACACGGGAAATGGGGTGCTAGTGATTATTTGCCCTCAAAATTGAGATGTTTTAGGAGTCTTACAGGAGAGACGATTGACCCTATGAAAAATGCGAGAGAGAAATATTCTCGCGGAAATCCGGTCTTAAATCCTACGTTGCTTAACGATTGCACTGAAAGTGTGACCCATTTGGTTATGCAGCAGTACAAGCGTGAAGATCAACCATGGGACGCAAGACTATTCACTTATGATGAAGCCATTGCTGGTGTAAGCGGTGTTCCTCATTGCGAACCTTTACCAAGAGGCACTTCACCAGGCTATCCCTTAATTTTTGATATAAAGAAAAGAGGGAAACGAGACTTTTTCGGCGAAGGAGAAGAGATATCTTTTTGCGGCCGTTTAGGTGAGATATTGCTAGAAGATGTCCAGCGAATAGATTCTCAAATACGACAAGGAATCAGAACAGAATGCATTTATATGGACTGTTTGAAAGATGAAAGACGTCCTAAAGAAAAAGTTGCTATAGGGAAAACGAGAATGTTTAGTTCAGCTCCCCTGGCGCACACAATATTATTCAGGAAGTACTTTATGGATTTTACGCGATTTGTTGCCGGAAACAGAATTTACAATGGTATAGGAATTGGAATGAATCCAGTGAGTCCCGAATGGCAAGTTATTACAAGAAAGCTTTTGTTTATTGGACAATATCTTGGAGCAGGAGACTTCAGCAACTATGATGGAAGTATCTTCTCCGCTGTTTTGTACAAATGCTTAGATGTTATCGAAGCGTTTTATGCCCCTACAGCAGATCCCGAAGATGTTATTGCACGCAAAGTGTTATTTGAAGAGTTAGCAAACTCTGTACACATTATTGACGGCATCGTCTATGAGTGGAGTGGAAGTGTTCCATCAGGAATTTTCCTAACCGCTATGGTCGATAGTTTAGTCAATTTGATTCTCTTTAGATATGCAAGTATAAGCTGTCTATTAGAACACAAAGATCAAGTCGATCCTATTGTGGCCGTTTATAACGACTATTACAGGTATTTGGACAACTTTGAAAAATGTGCGTATTTTATTTGCTTCGGCGATGACAATATGTGGAGCATTTGCGCCGATTGGATTGACTACGTCAATCAACACACGTTGACAGGAGCATACGCAAACTTAGGTATGACGTACACTGATGAAGAGAAATCGACTGGTACTGTAGCGAAATACAGATCTATCAATGAAGTCACTTTTCTGAAACGTGCGTTCGTGTATGACACAAAATGCTTGTGGATGTTAGCCCCTTTATCCATAGAAACAATTTTGGAGGCCCCGTACTGGACCAAAGACGATTGCAAGACTGCAGATGTATTGCAGACTTTAGAGAACATGTATTATGAACTGTCATTACATGATTCTGAGCTATTTGACAAGTATGGCCCGTTGTTTATAAAACATGGAGGCATTATAGGATTCAATCCACGCCACAGATCACAAGAGGCGGCGAGAGCACATAGACTTACAATGGAAGTATATTATTAAGTAAACACCGTCTGCATAGACGTTAAACTAGGCCCC